TTATCATTCATAACAGCTAAAGCCATTTGTTTCATTTGATTATAAAGTTTTTCTTGTTCACCAGATAATTGTATAACACGTTTCATAAAGGTTTTTTTAGGTAGATCTAAGCAATCATCTTTTAATACTCTATAAGAAAAGTCTTTTAATTTGTCAGATAGCTCTGGTATATTTCTATAACCCACTACAATCTGCACAGACCTACCACCGAAATTAGCTGATCTCATAACAGCATACCTTGTTCTAAAACTATAGTATGAAGCATGATTCAATAACCAAGGACTTAAAAATTCACATTGTGTATATAAATCTAAGGGTGATTTAGTTACAGGTGAACCTGTTAATATTCTTCTATACTTAGCTGATTCACCTAGCTTAATAACAGACTTAGTTCTTTTAGCTTGAGGATTTTTAATAGTCGTAGATTCGTCAATAGCCATTATAGTTTCATGGCAAGATAAAAACTTATTAACAAAATCTACACCTTTTTTAGTTGATAGAGCTTCTACGTTTACAATCAATACGTGTAGTTTATGACTAGTCTTAAATAATTTAGATAATTCTTTTTCTTGTTTTTTATTAACATTTGATTGCCACAATACAGACACATATTCGACATGATCTGCCATATGTGTGGGTATTTCTGTTTCATGCCAATTTTTGTAAACACCTTTTGGTGCTACAATTACAGCTCCGTTAATTTTACCCGCATCATATAACATTGATATGTTATCAATTAATACTTTAGATTTACCTGTACCCATCTCCATAAAATAAGCGAAACATTCTTTATTCCAAGACATTTCCAATGCTTTTAATTGGTGTGCGTAAGGTGTTGTTTTAAACTTGTAATTCATATTTGATCTCTTAACTTTCTATTGACTTATATAGCATATACTTTATATTACTGTCAATGTCAGAAAGCATAAATTACAAAAACATTAAGGAAACTCCGTCTACTGTATATGTGATACAAGAAATTGCAGGTACAAGAGAAGGTAGACCAAAAATAAATATTATAGGCGCATCACAATATGGTTTGTTTAAATTTTTATTACCAGAGTTATCTCAAATAATTTTTTCACCCGGTCCTTTAATTATGAAATTAAGACAAGGATTAAAAGATTATAGATCTAATGATTATTTATTGCTTACTGGCGATCCAGCTATAATAGGTGTTGCATGTTCTATTGCGTCAGATATAACCAATGGAAAATACAATGTATTAAAGTGGGACAAACAAGAAAGAAGATACTATCCAATAACAATAAACTTATATGAAAGAGGAGAAATAAATGAGTGATAACTTACAAAAAATGTTCATAGAGGATGCCCCTCAAGATGTGGACAATCTAAAAGGTGTAGAAAATTTATCTACTCTTGTCTTACAGTTACAGAAACTAGAAGATGAGATTAAAGATAAAGAGAGTCAATTAAAATCTACAAAAGAAAAAGCAGATAAACTTTCACAAGTTGCTATCCCTGAAATAATGGAAGCTTTAAAAATGAAAACTATGAAGTTAGCTGATGGATCTGCAATTGAAATTAAAGAAATATATAGCGCAACTATTCCTGTTGATAAAAAGGAAGGCGCTTATAACTGGCTTCGAGAGAACGGCTTGGGTGATCTTATTAAAAATGAGATTACCGTTTCCTTTGGTCGTGGCGAAGACAACAAGGCGAGCGAATACGCAAACCTTGCAAAAGGGAATGGGTTCGAACCAACTCAAAAGTTGAAAGTCGAACCTATGACCCTTAAAGCATTGTTTAGAGAGCGTTCTGAAAATAAAGAGGAGCTGCCATCTGAACATTTTAACCTGTTTAAGGGAAACAAAACAAAAATAACAAGGAGTAAATAACATGAGCGAAGAAGCAAGAAACGTGACAAAAAAACAAGGTGGTGCATTAGCAACTTTGGACTTTGTAGCAGACTCAGGAATGGGTTTGGAAAACATTGACAAGAGTGATTTAGCATTACCTTTTCTGAAACTACTGCAGAGTGGTTCAGATGAAACTAAGAAAAAACATGCTAAGTATGTGGAGGGAGCAGAAGCTGGTATGTTTTATAATACAGTTACAAAAAAACTGTATAACGGTGAGAAGGGAATAGAAGTTATTCCTGTGTTCTACAAAATGACTTACCCTGAATGGGCACCTTTTGAAAGAAAAGAAGGTAGACCAATCAGCAATGATAGGGGTCCAAGCGTTATGGCAGAAACAACTCAAAACGATAGAAACAAGGATATGCTAAAAAATGGTAACGAGATTATCAAAACGGCAAATCACTTTGTTATTATCAATGGGGATAGACCTGAGAAAGCTTTAATGACGATGAAGTCAACTCAGTTAAAAGTTAGTAGAGGATGGAATTCATTGATGGAAGATCAATTTGAAATAGATCCAAAAACTAATAAGTCTGTACCAGCACCAGTCTTTTCAAGAGTTTATAAATTAAACTCTGTAGAAAACTCAGGTAGTTTTACTTGGCATGGATATAATATATCTATGTTAAGAAAAGTAGATAACGCTGGACTATATCAAATGGCCCGTGATTTTCATAACTCTTTAAAAAAAGCTCAACATAAAGTTGAGACTCAAGGGGAAGATAAATCAAATTACTAGTTTCTCGTGAGAGGAATGTGGGCGGTCATAGGGAGACTGAAGCCGCCCATAAAAAGGGATCATTATGGTTGAAGAGTTTATAAAATTATTTACTGGTTATAGTGGAGATTTTGGTATTGCCGATATGTCCAGTGCAAAGCTGGACTCTGAAAGAAACAAATTAAAACCAGATTATGAATGGTCAGGTAGACCAGTCACAGAAGAAGACTACAAAAATCATATAGCAGGAAAAATATCAATAGGTATACAACCTTGTACTATTGATGGCACGGCAAGATTTGGATGTATTGATATTGATCCAAAGAACTACAAAGGATTTAAGATAGAGAACTATCTAGCTTTATTTGAACAATATAAATTACCTCTAATACCTATGCTTTCAAAAAGTGGTGGATTGCATTGTTATATATTTATGGAGGAATTTATTCCTACATCAGATTTAATAGAAGCATTAAAATCATTTCTATTACCACTTGGATTAAAACCTACCACAGAGATTTTTCCAAAACAGAAAGAGCTAAAAGAAGATGATAAGGGAAATATTAAACCAGGTAATTTTATAAATCTACCTTATTACAATAACGGACAAACACATCGATATGCTGTAGATAAGAATAATTCTAAACTATCTTTAGATCAGTTTATAAAACTAGCAAATGAACTAAAAACAACAAGAGATAAATTAAATAGCTTAGTAGAAGACACACATAAAAATATATTATTAGGAACTGACTCTGAATTCTCTGATGGTCCACCTTGTTTAGCTTTGTGTTCTAAAACAAAACTAGATGATGGTAGGGATAGATTTATGTACAACTACATGGTCTTTGCAAAAAAGAAATACAAAGACAAGTGGCAAGATTTTGTATCTAAAGCAAACTATGCTTACCTAGAATATCCTTGGGATAAATCTAAATTAGATCAAAAATTAAAAGCTTGGGATAAAGAAACAGCAGGACATACTTGTTATGAAGAACCTATTAAGGACAAGTGTATGCGTAGTCTTTGTTATTCAAAACCTTTTGGTGTTAAGTCTGATAGTATAAATGTTTTTCCAGATATAACTGATTTTCAAATTATAAGATATGAACAACCAGAGTATAGATTTAATGTGGTTATGCCTAATGATGATAAGATAGAGGTTATCATACCTAATCTTAAATTAATGACAACACAGAAAGAAGTATTAAATTTAATATGGGAACAGACAGGTATATACTTTGAACCTATTAAGCAAAAAGATTGGAGAGCAAAGTTAAATGAGTGGAGAAAAAATTGTCAGAATATTACACCACCAGAGGGTACAAGTACAGATGATATTTTAGCTAATGAGTTATTTCAATATTGTGTTAATGGTCCACAAGCTAAAGAAAGAATACAAATTAGATTAGGTTCTTGTCTTACTGAAGATGGTTTTCACTTCTTTAAATACCAATCGTTTCTTACACATCTTGGTAATGATTGGAAGATATCAAAAGAAAAGATAGGTCAGAAACTAAAAGAAAGATTTAAAGTAGAATTTAATTACTCACTTAAAGTAGAGGGTAAAGTTGAAAAAGTTTGTAAACTAAAACAATTACACATTGATAAGATAGAATATAAACCTGTTGAAAGAAAAGGATCTAATTACTAGTGCATATATTAAAACAGATTGATAACGCTGCAATAGAATATAAAAAGACACGTAATGTTAAATATAAAAATAAATGGTATAAATTAATTAAAAGGTTTTATGAAATGATTAGAAAGAAGCATTAATGAGATATAAAGTTATAGGACCACCAGGCACAGGTAAAACAAGAAAACTTTTAAATTTAGTAGAAAAATATTTAAAAAAAGGCGTGCCATTAAATCGTATTGGTTATTTTGCTTTTACTCGTAAAGCAGCAGAGGAAGCAAGAGATAGATTTTTAAAACAAAAACCACATTTAGAAAAGAAAGATATAAAATATTTTAGAACACTACACTCATTAGCATTTAATAATTTAGGTTTAAAAGAAGAAAATGTTATGAACGAACTTCATTACAAAACTATAGGTGAAACTTGTGGTATACAAATTCAATATGCGTCTTATGAAAAAGATACATGGAATGGTATCTTCTCATCAAGTAGTGAGTATTTAAATTTAATAAATTTAGCTAGGGTCAGACA